ACTTGGGAAAGATTTATTCAAGGCGTATAAATGGTTGATTTAATTCTACATAAAAAAGATGAAGCGTATATTCAGTTTGAGTGCGACCGAAATGTTGCACAAGAGCTGAGTGACTACTTTTGCTTTTTCGTTCCAGGTTTTCAATTCACACCTGCATACAAATCAAGAATGTGGGATGGTAAGATTAGGCTTGCAGACCTAAGAAACTTTACCATATATCACGGTCTTGTTCCTTACATTGAAACATTTTGTAAAGAACGGAATTACACATTAGAAATTGACTCTGATGTTAATTCTACAGAAAACTATTCTGTTGTTGAGGCAGAACAATTCATCTCAACATTAAATATACCACTTGAAGTAAGAGACTATCAGTTAAAGTCATTCGTACATGCAGTTCGTAACAAAAGAATTCTCCTACTGTCTCCTACTGCGTCTGGTAAGTCTTTAATCATATACTTGATACTAAGACACTTACAACTAGAAAACAAAAAAGGCCTGTTGATTGTGCCTACAACTTCTTTAGTTGAACAAATGTACAAAGACTTTGCAGACTATGGTTACGATTCAGACCAATACTGCCATCGCCAATATTCTGGTAAAGAGAAACACACAAACAAGTTTTTAACTATTACTACATGGCAATCAATCTACAAAAACGACAAAGAATATTTTGAACAATTTGACTTTGTTCTTGGTGATGAAGCACACCAATTTAAGGCCAAATCGTTGACAACTATTCTTACAGGTTGTTCTAATGCAAGTTATCGTATTGGTACAACAGGTACACTTGATGGTACACAAACACATAAACTTGTATTAGAAGGTTTGTTTGGACCTGTTTATAAGGCAACATCTACTGCCGAGTTAATGGAAAAAGGACAACTTGCTGCATTTAAAATTAAATGTTTGATTCTAAAATACGATGAAGCTATATGCAAACAAGCCAGAGACTGGGACTATCAATCTGAAATAGACTACATAGTTAAAAGCAAACCAAGAAATGATTTTATCAAAAACTTGGTGTTGTCTCTCAAAGGTAATACACTTGTGTTATTTCAGTTTGTTGAAAAACACGGCAAGGAGTTACATGCACTTATTAAAGAACATGCAAAAAATAGGCATGTATTCTTTGTCTTTGGTGGCACCGATGTTGAGATTCGGGAATCAGTTCGTGCAATTACTGAAAAAGAAAAAGACGCTATTATTGTGGCTTCTTATGGTACCTTTTCTACTGGCATTAACATTAGGAATTTACACAATATTGTTTTTGCTTCTCCTTCAAAGTCTCGCATAAGAAATCTACAATCGATAGGAAGAGGATTAAGATTAGGTGACGATAAAGAAGAAGCAACTCTATTTGATATCGCAGATGATTTTAGAGTAGGCAAATATACCAATTACAGCTTGCATCATTTTGTTGAGCGTGTTAAAATATACGATGATGAAAAATTTAAATACAAGTTTTACAACATTAACCTTAAAAATGACTGATATAGTTCAAGGTGTTAAAATAGTCCGTTTACAAAGCGGAGAAGATATCATTGCAAGCTTAACACATAATAATGAATCTGAAATAATTATGCTTGATAATCCAATGCATCTTATTTTTAAGAGAACATCTCAAGGTACAGTAATGATGATGTTGCCTTGGTTACCAATTGAGTTGATTAAAGATAATATTGCAACCATCTATTCTTCCGATATATTAACAATTGTAGATCCAAAAGATGCTCTTGTTGAATATTACGGTAACATGATTAATACGGAACAATTGAAACAGATGCGTGACAACACCATGGTAGATAATCTGAAAGAGATTATGAACGATAGTGATGATGAGGATGAAGAAGATGATAACGAGGAATCGTTAACTAAAGAAGAAGCGATGGAAATAATACATCGTAAGAAATCTAATAGGTTACATTAATTATTAATTTCAAACGGAACACCGACAGTATACGACATGTCAAGCCGTTTGTCAACAGCTAAAGAAGGCAAATATGAGTGAGAAGAAACCAAAACATTATGTGAACAACGCCGATTTTCTAGAGGCTCTAACACAATACAAAAAGAATTGTGCTCTAGCAAAAGAGAATGGCAAAGAAGACCCACAAATTCCAAACTATATTGGAGAGTGTTTTCTGAAGATTGCAGAACATCTGTCTCGCAAACCTAATTTCTTTTCTTATTCTTTCCGAGAAGAAATGATATCAGACGGCATTGAAAACTGTCTAATGTACTTCCGTAACTTTGATGAAACTAAATCAAAGAACCCATTTGCATACTTTACTCAAATCATTTACTTTGCCTTTCTACGCCGTATTATGAAAGAGAAGAAACAACTCTATGTCAAGTACAAGGCAACAGAACAATTTGGTATACTTGATGAGTTTGAAATGTATGAAGACTCTGACGGCAATATGAAACAGTTTGAATTGTATGAAAACATTTCCGAATTCATTCATAACTTTGAAGAAGGTAAGAGAAAGAAAAAAGAAGGCAAGACAAAAGGCCTAGAAAAGTTTATTGAAGAATTGCCTACAGAACCATTGACAAACAGTTGAAATTGTGATATCATATAAATTATGAAAATTTGTATTCTAGGCGATACGCATTTCGGTATGCGTGGTGACTCTTTGGAGTTTCACCGTTACTATAAAAAATTCTATGATGATGTATTCTTTCCGTATCTAATCGATAATAATATTGATACGGTGTTTCAGCTTGGTGATTTGTTTGACCGCAGAAAGTTTATTAATTTCAATTCACTATATCTGTGCCGTAAATACTTCTTCAATAAACTCCGTGATAACAACATCACACTCCATACACTTCTAGGTAATCATGATGTTGCCTTTAAGAATACACTTGAAGTAAATTCTACCTCTTTACTATTGCAAGAATATGAAAACATTAAAATCTATGATGAGTTTGATTCGGTATCATTTGATGGTGTGGGAATTGATATTGTACCTTGGCTTTGCTCTGAGAATCAAGAAGAAATCTTTACGCAAATAAAAAATAGTACATATCAAATCTGCTTTGGGCATTTTGAGATTGATGGGTTTGAAATGGATCGTGGCAATGTTTGTCATGGTGGTATTGACAAACAGCCATTAAACAAGTATGATATCGTATTGACAGGACATTTTCATCACAAATCAAATGATGGACATATCTACTATGTTGGCACACCAGGTGAAATGACTTGGGCTGATTATAATGATGCAAGAGGATTTCATATCTTTGATACGAATACCCGTGAACTTGAATTTATACAGAACCCTTATAAGATGTTTCACAAGTTATCATATGATGATGGTGAACAAGATTTTGAGTTCTGGAAGTCATACGATTTCACTCCGTTGAAAGAGACATATGTAAAGGTGATTGTTGTTAACAAACAAAATCCATACCTATTTGATAATGTGGTTGACAATCTTTATAAGGCAGGTGTGTCTGATATATCAATCGTTGAGGATTTTACAGATACATTAATTGAGAATGACCAAGACTTGATTGACCAAGCAGAAGATACGATGACAATTTTGTCCAAGTATATTGATAATTTAACTTTGAATGTTGAGAGTGAAAAATTGAAATCTCTAATGAGAGAACTCTACATTGAGGCATTGAATACAGAAACTACTGAATGATAACTTTTCGTTATGTTAGATGGAAAAACCTGTTAAGTACAGGTAACTACTTCACAGAAGTAAAACTGAACAATAAAACTAACACACTTGTTGTTGGTGCGAATGGTTCTGGCAAATCAACAATGCTTGATGCATTATGTTTTGGTTTGTTCGGTAAGGCCTTTCGTAATGTTAATAAACCTAACCTACTCAATTCAATTAATGGTAAAGATTGTCATGTTGAAGTAGAATTTGATACAAACAATAAATCGTATAAGATTGTTCGTGGTATTAAACCTAACAAGTTTGAAATCTATTGTGATGGTGAATTATTAAATCAAGATGCAGCTGCAAGAGATTACCAAGAGTACCTTGAGAAGTTTATTCTGAAACTGAACTACAAATCATTTACACAAATTGTAATTCTTGGCTCTGCATCATTTGTTCCTTTCATGCAATTATCGGCATCAGACCGAAGAGCAATCATTGAAGACTTATTAGATATTCAAATCTTTTCGGCTATGAATGGTCTGTTAAAAGATAGATTAACAAACAATAAAGATTTGATGGTTGAGAGAAAAAATGAAATTGAATTGACACAACAACGATATGATTTACAAGATAAACATATCAAAGGTTTAAAACAAAACAATGAAGAAAAGGTGAATGAATATGTTGGTGAAATACAACTCAATAAAAATACCATACAAACCTTACATGATGAAATTGCTAACCTCTCCACACAAGTCAGCACACATCAAGACATGGTGGCAGAAAAAACTTTGGTTGAGGATAAGGTCAAGAAGATTACAAAGCTTGAATCACAGATTGAAAGTAATCTATCCAAATTTCGAAAAGATATCAGTTTTTTTGAACACAATGATAATTGTCCAACGTGTAGGCAAACCATTGCCTTGGAGTTTAAAGAAACAGAGTTACAAACATTGCAGACCAAGTCCACAGAATGTGAACATGGATTAACACAATTAGAAGTTAAGTTGCTGACAGAACAAACTAAACTGAATGAAATAACCGAGATACAGAAAAGAATTCAGGCCTTGCAAATTGACATTGCAACCAAGAACACTTCTATCATTGAAATAAACAAATACATTGCCAGATTAGAAAAACAAATAGAAGAATTAAAAACAAACAAGGCATCTACTGAAAAAGAAGAACAAGAATTAGCACTCTTAAAAGGCACATTAACTAAGTTAAGCGACAATATAAGAACTCTTATAGATGAAAAATCGTATTATGAGATAGCATCTGGTCTGTTAAAGGATACAGGTATCAAAACAAAGATTATCAAACAATACTTGCCAATCATTAACAAATTGGTAAACAAGTACCTTGCATCATTAGATTTCTTTGTGAACTTTAACCTTGATGAATCATTTAAAGAAACCATCAAATCAAGGCATCGTGATGATTTTACCTATAACAATTTTAGTGAAGGTGAAAAACAACGAATTGATATGGCATTAATGTTAACTTGGCGTGCTGTTGCTAAATTAAAGAATTCATCTAATACAAATCTATTGATACTTGATGAAGTGTTTGATTCGAGCCTAGATACTAATGGCACAGAAGAACTAATGAAGATTCTTCATATGCTTGAAGGAGTAAATCTGTTTGTTATCTCCCACAAAGGAGATATTTTACAAGATAAGTTTAGTAATGTAATACGATTTGAGAAAGTAAATAACTTTAGTAGGATAATGAAATGAGTGATGTTTTAAAAATTGATACCGCAGTCGCAGCAGGTATAAAAACGGTTGATGATAAGATTGAACCTTTACAGGTACATGATGATACATTTCATATGTTATCTGTTCCTATTCCAGAATTTCTTGGAGTCTTACCTAATCCAAGTATGACAAAATTGGTGAGAAGATTAAAGATGACTATGAAACTTTATAGTGGATTAGGTCTTGCCGCAAACCAATGTGCAGTAAAAGAAAGAGTGTTTGTTATTGGCACCGACCAATTTCAAATGGCATGTATCAATCCAAAAGTACTTGAATCATCAGAAGAAATTGTAAAAGACACCGAAGGTTGTCTTTCGTTTCCTGCTTTCTTTTTAAGTATACCTAGACCAAAATGGGTTGATGTTGAATTCACAGATGAAAATGGTCAAAGAAAACAAACAAGACTAGATGGTCTTACCGCAAGATGTTTTCTACATGAGTTAGAACATTTGAATGGTGTTAAATTCACTTCACATGTTGGTTCTGTTGCCATGTTACAAGCCAAAAGAAAACAAGAAAAGTTAATTAAGAAAATTGTGCGGAGAAGAAAATGAAAATAACTATTGCGAGATTGCGTACTGGTTATAATTATAAAGAACCATTACATCAGATTATGGATTCTTTCTATTATCTGTTTAAGAAATACATGGAAAGAAATCCACAACATACATATGGTGTTTGTAATTTTGGATGGAATGCCGCAAATCGTAAAAAGTTAGATGACATTGTTGATGCCGATGTGATTCTTATTCCTAGTGAGAATGAATTCTTCCAACACATTAAAGGGTATGTTGACCCAAGGCATAAAGAAAGGTCTGACGAATTCATTAATGAAATTGGTAAACATCTAGGTAACAAACATGTGGCAATCATTCGTAGTGACCGTGCCGATACAGAAGAACTTTACCGCACAAGAACATTCAATTCGCATACAATAGGACAGTTTTCGACATTTGACGAAACTGATATACCAGGCGGTCTTCATGGAATGAAGTATCATTTTATTACAAGAGCATTGCCTGTTAAATTGTTTGATGAACAGTCTTATGATTTTATATATTGGGGTTGTGATAAGAGAAAACTAATTGACAATCAAGAAAGTGGAGATGAAAGGCATTTAATTTTTAAACAGATTAAGAAAGATGCCAAACTCAAAACTTATTTTATCGGTAGATATAACGCAATTAAACCTGACATGAAGATTGATACAATGTATAATCTACTTCCAATTTTGATGGAAGGTAGAAACACATTATGTTTTAATTGGCTTGACAACAAGGCAGTTACAAGTAGGTATCATGAAGCACTTGCATGTGGAATCTTTCCGTTTGTATGGAAAAAGTATGATGAAGATAACACATTGGTTGCAGATGAATGGCAGAGAGTGAATTCAGTAGAAGAATTATACAGTAAGATACCTGAATCAGAAAAGAAGTTTAATGATATCAAACAGTATTACCTAGATAATACGATAAAGAGTGAAGAATGGTATTATGAACAATTTGAAAAACGAATGAATGAAATTTTATAATGGTCAAGAAAAAAATTGAAGATATAGAGACACAATGGTCAAAGTGGTTAGAAGCCAACCCGCCTGAGTCTTATGAAGATGTTAATGAGGAAGAACTCCGTGAGAGAACTGTCCGTGAATTGACCTATGTGTCTCAGATGGATGTTAAAGAGTATACTCTATATCAGAAGTGGTGTGAGATTAAAGAAAAGTATCCTACAGTCAAGGTCGTTGACTTATGGGAAGGTGATAAAGAAGTCCTTGAAGATGAGAAACAACGCCGTGCAATTCAGGAGATTAAGGCCAACTTTTGGAATCCAACTGACCCTGATGAGTACCTTGCACTTGAACCAGAATTAATTTGCACCAACTCTATAGAGAATGGTCCTGAATTGTGGAATACTATTCGTACATTTTCTTCTACAATGAAGAACAACAGTAACATTGGTCGTAATCTAAACTTTATTGTCCGTGATAAACCTAGTAAAAAATATCTCGGTGTAATTTGTATTAGTTCCGACTTCCTTGATTTGACACCAAGAGATACATTCATTGGTTGGACAAGAGAAAAGAAAACTCAAGGTTCAATGATTAATCATACTGCAATCGGTTCTACGATTGTGCCTTTACAACCACTAGGTTATAACTATGTTGGTGGTAAACTTCTTGCATTGTTGTGCCTGACTACAGACATACAAAAAATGTGGAAAGAATCTTATGGTGATGTACTTGTCGGTGTGACAACAACATCATTATATGGCAAAACAAAAGCAGGTGGCCTTTCTCAGTATGACAATTTAGATTACTGGCAACCTATGGGATTCACCGCAGGTTCAGTATCATTTGAACCATCCAGAAAAACAAGAAAAGATATTGAACAATGGCTTCGTAAGAATCACACACGAAAATATTTTGAATGGTATGTTGGAACTAATCCTGCAGGAC